ATGGTGGAGCTGGTGGAGCTGGATTAACAAACAATATTAATAATTCTTGCACTACATATGCTGGAGGTGGTGGAGGAGCTGGAAATGCATCTGGTGGAGCCGGTGGATCTGGTGGTGGTGGAGCTGGAGGAAATCATCCTGGAGGCGCAGGAACAGCAGGAACGGTAAATACTGGTGGTGGCGGAGGTGGAAATTCTCCAGGTGGAGCTAGCGGAGGTGCTGGTGGATCTGGAATAGTAATAATAAGAGGTCCAAGTGCTGTTACTTATACAGTTACACCTGGTACTAATACAGTTACAACACATCCTGGAGGAGATAAATTAGCAACATTCACTGTATCAGGGAAGTTGACTGTAAGTTAAAAATAAACTATAAATTAGGAGGATATAAATATGGCACACTTTGCAGAATTAAAACAAGAAACAGATAAATTTGATAGCTCAAAACAAAATTGGGTTGTTCAAAGAGTTGTAGTTGTTGGAAATGATGTATCTACAGCAGCAGGTCCATTAGGAGAAAATGATATGCACATTGATGGTGAAGCATGGTGTATTGATTTTTTTAAAGGTGGAAATTGGAAACAAACATCTTATAATAATAATTTTAGAAAACAATATTGCGGTAAAGGTTTTGTTTATGATTATGCAAAAGATAAATTTTTAGCACCACAACCTTTCGCATCATGGTCATTAGATGAGAATGATGACTGGCAAGCACCAATTACATATCCTTCAATTATAGAAGAAGGTGACGTTAGATATTTTATAGATTGGAACGAATCAAAATATAACGCTGACAACACTAAAGGTTGGGAAGCAACTAAATCAGACGACGAAGCGGAAACACCAACAGTTTACGATTGGAACGGCACAGCTTGGGTGTCCGCATAGGAGGACACAATGCCAAGAAGTAAATCTGGCTCAGCAAATGGTGGTGTAATAGGGGTTTCTAACAAAACTTCTTTTGGAAAAAATAAAGTAACATCTAAAACTTCTTCAGGAAATATCACACTACAACCAGGAACTAGAACAATTGAATACTTAGCAGTTGGTGCTGGTGGTGGAGGTGGAATTGATAATGGTGGTGGTGGTGGCGGTGGAGCCGTTACTTGTGGAACAGGAAATGTTTGTGGAACATTAGCAGTTACAATTGGAGCAGGTGGAGTTGGTGCTGCTTTTCCAGCAGGAGCTAGTCCGTTTTCTACTAATGGAGGTGTTACATCTATACCATCTTTAAGTATTTGTGCACCAGGTGGTGGAGGTGGTGGAACATCAGATGGTATTTCTCCTGCATTAAATGGAGCACCTGGTGCTTCAGGTGGAGGTGCAAGAAATGCTTGTGCTGGATCAACAGGGGGAACAGGTACTTTTGGCTCTCAAGGTAATGGTGGTGGAGGTGCAGGAGGACCTCAATTTGGTTCTGGTGGTGGTGGAGGCGCTGGAGGAAATGGAACTGATGGAACAACATCTGCTGGTGGAGTTGGTGGGGTAGGTTTAGAGAAAACAATAACAGGTTCTCCAGTTTATTATGCTGGAGGTGGTGGTGGTTCAACTGAATCCGCTGGTCCTAATGCTGGAGGAAATGGTGGCGGTGGAGCAGGTAAACCATGTGGAGCAGATGCTGGGACCGCTAATACAGGTGGCGGTGGCGGAGGTTCTGGAAGCCCTCCAGGAAGTGCTCCTGGTGGAGCAGGTGGATCAGGAATCGTAGTTATAAAAGAATTAGATAAAGCAAGTGGCGTGTGGTCAATGCAAAGTCAATTTCAAGCAAAAAAAGATGGTATATGGCCACAAAAATTATTTAATATAGATTATTTAGTAGTCGCTGGTGGTGCTAGTGGAGGAGGAGTAAGAAATGGTGGTGGCGGTGGTGCAGGAGGTTATCGTGCATCAGGTTATGGTCCCTCTCCATTGCAAGGTTCTTCTTTATCCATAAGAACTGGAGATTATGCAATTACAATTGGAGCTGGAGGTGCTGCTAGAACAAGTGGTACTCAAACTTCTGGTGCTCCAGGAACAGATTCAACATTTTCAACTATAACATCAGCAGGTGGTGGAGGCGGTGGTAACGTAAGCGCTACTGCTGGTCTTGCAGGAGGATCTGGTGGTGGAGGTTCTTACTCGGGATGCACACCCAATCCAAACGGTAGTGCGGGTGGAGCCCCTGGAGCTGGTAACACACCTCCTGTTAGTCCCCCACAAGGAAATGCTGGTGGTATTGGATATAAAGATGGACCAGGTTATGGTTCTGGTGGTGGAGGTGGAGCTACAGCCACAGGTGGCCATGGTTCAAGCAGTGCCGGTGGTGCTGGTGGTGCAGGAGCCCCTAATAATATTAATAATAGTTGCACAACATACGCTGGTGGTGGAGGTGGAGGAGATTATACTCCAGGACCACAACCGTCTGGTGGAGCTGGTGGTGGTGGAGCTGGTGGTGCAAATTCAGCTGGCGGTAACGGAAGTGCTAACACAGGTGGTGGTGGCGGTGGATCAGGTAATAACCCAACTGGAACATCAAATTGTAATGCTAGTGGTGCAGGTGGATCAGGTATTGTAATTGTAAGAGCACCTAGTGATACAACTTTTGCGGTATCTCCTGGAACAAACAGCACGTCTACACACCCTGGCGGTGATAAATTAGCTACGTTTACAGTTTCTGGTACATTGACAATATCTTAGTAAATGTTATATTAAGTTCATAAAGATATATGAACTTAACAAATTATTATTGGTATTTTCAATCAGCAGTTCCTTCTAGGATTTGTGATGAGATTGTAAAATATGGTAAATCATTATCTGATCAAATGGCTTTAACAGGTGGACTAGGAGCTGATCCAAAAAAATTAAATAAAAAACAAGTTGCAGATTTAAAACAAAAAAGAGGTTCTAATATTGTTTGGATGAATGATAGATGGATATATAAAGAAATACAGCCATACGTACATCAAGCAAATGCAAGTGCTGGTTGGAATTTTCAATGGGACTTTAGTGAATCTTGTCAGTTTACAAAATATGAAAAAGGTCAATATTATGATTGGCATTGTGACAGTTGGGATAGACCATATATTAGAGAAAATGCAAACGATCCCTCTCATGGTAAAATAAGAAAATTATCTGTAACACTTACTTTATCAAATCCAAAAGATTATAAAGGTGGTGAATTAGAATTTAATTTTAGAGATAAAGACCCCGATAAAAAACCTAATATTAGAAAGTGCACAGAAATATTACCAAAAGGTTCTTTAGTTGTATTCCCTTCATTTGTATGGCATAGAGTTTGTCCAGTTAAAAAAGGTTCAAGATACAGTTTAGTTATTTGGAATATAGGATGGCCTTATAGATGAGTATGACTTTTCCAATGCAACTACAATTAGAGGAGTATTTTAAATGTCCTATATGGTGGGCTGATCAACCCAAGTTTGTAAATAAATTAAATAAAGCTTCTGATCCTTATATTAAAATATCTCAAAAAAATTCAAAAAAACAAATAAATGAAAGAAACAAAAAATTTGGTGATAAAGGGGATATGGGTAATGTGTTTCATTCTACAACTTTAATAGGTGATCCTAAATTTAATGATTTAATAAAATATATTGGTGCAACAGCACATAATCTATTAGGCGAAATGGGTTTTGATTTAAAAGACTACCAAGTATTTACAACAGAAATGTGGGTTCAAGAATTTGCTAAAAAAGGTGGTGGACATCATACCTTACATACACATTGGAATGGACATATATCTGGATTTTATTTTTTAAAAGCTAGTGAAAGAACATCGATGCCAGTTTTTGAAGATCCGAGAGCAGGAAATGTTATGAATTTATTACCAGAAAAAGATAAAACAAAAATAAGTCATGCAACATCACAAATACATTTTAAAGTTAAACCTGGTCGTATGATATTTTTTCCATCTTACATGCCACATTTATATAGTGTGGATATGGGATATGAACCGTTTAGATTTATACATTGGAACTGTCAAGCAATACCGAAAGGAGTATTAAATGTCATTCAAAAAAAATAAATATAGTGTTTTAAAAAAAGCAATAAGTAAAGAAATGGCTGATTTTTGTTATGCCTATTTTTTAAATAAAAGAAAGGTTGCAAGATTTTTATTTGACCAAAGATACATATCTCCTTTTACAGAGGAGTGGGGAGTTTGGACAGATGAACAAATTCCAAACACATACTCACATTATGCAGATCTAGTCATGGAAACTTTATCACAAAAAGTAAAACCCCTTATGGAAAAACATACAGGTTTAAAATTATCTGAAACATATACTTATGCTAGAATATATAAACAAGGAGATATCCTACCTAGACACAAAGATAGATTTAGTTGTGAAATATCTACAACTTTAAATTTAGGCGGTGATGATTGGCCTATTTTTTTAGATCCAACAGGTAAAGAAAAACAAGCTGGTATTAAAATTAAATTAGAACCAGGGGATATGTTAATATATTCTGGTTGTGATTTAGA